GTTGATTGTTTTCGCCGGTCAACACTGCCGCTTGGCCGGCACTGTCGGTCGCGGTAAAGGCGCGCGCCGCAAAGAAATCGAATATCGCAAGGCCGCCGGCAAAGAGCGTGTTGCTCCACGCCAACAATCGCGCGCGAGAGATCAGCGCTAACGCCGTTGTCGAAGCCCAGCGGAATGAATAGATCGGCGAGTTCGCTGGCGCTGCCGCCAAGATGATGTTGCTCTTGGCACAATGCTGAAAGACGCCATCACCGCCGTAGTCGATCGGATAAGGCGTCGCGAAAATCATCGAGCGCTGAACCGTTCCATCCAGGCCCGGCGAGATATCGCGCATGCGGATCGTGAAGATATTTCCCAATCCGTCTTTGATCTGTCTGTTGTCTGCCATCTCACATGATCCCTAGCGCGAGGTATTCACTATTGAAGCCCTGCGTGAAGTCGAGATTCCACTTCGGCGAATAGTCATAAATGATCAGCGTGTGCGCGGGCTTCCAACGATTTAGGATGCATTCCAGATCATCCGCTGTACCGATACGAAGCAAGCGATCGATGCCGCAAACGCTCGCGGCAACATAGAACTTGTACAGTCCCATCGAATCGACGTGGACGATCCAATAGAACCGCATTTCCGGCGGCCCGAGAGTCCAATATGATCGCGTCGGATCATCGGGATTATAAATTCCGCTCCGATCGCCAACATGCGAGATGCCACACATGTACGGCGAGAATTCAGTGATGGTGATCGTGTAGCCAAGCTTCTTCGCAACATCGATGTAGAAAGAGCGGGATTGCGCGCCCAGTAGCGTCATCTTGGCGACGAGCGCGGTACGTCTTAGACCGAAATCGCTCGGCGGATTTTTGATACATGGATCGGGCAGCCCCCAATTGCGTTCCCAATCCGTCAAAAGCTCGGTTGTCGCCCGCGGATCCGACTCCCTTTCTAAGAGATCCGCGGCACGGCTATCAACGAAACCCCAGTAGTCGGCCAGACCATTGCAGCTCAGGACCAGCGTCGAATTAGGATCGCGCGGCCATGCCTGTCCCCACGGCAGGAGCGCTAATAGCGCCTGCGCGTAATCGCGACCAGAACGGCGCAGGTGCCGATCAGACATTGGCTAACCGTATGTGATGTCCCCAAGCACGGCCATGTAGCCTACGTTCGGCATCGCAACGTCACTCCCGGTCAGATCATAAGCGTTGACATTTGCCGCATTCATGACGCCTTCGTCAGTCCACGCGCGATACCAAGTCTGTCCCGGCTTTTGTCGAACATAGAATTCGTTGAGCAAGCTCTGCTCGATCGCGCCATGCGTAGCGTGATTATCGATATCGAGATAGGTAATGTGCACATCGACCGGAAATGGAATTGGCGCCGCGACAAAGAAATCTTTCACCGCAACCGGACGAACTGTGTTGAGATAATCGTATACGGCTTGGACATCGTCAGGAAGTGGAAATCCGTTGTTGTCGGCGCGTAAATCATCCATCATGAATCTGACGGTGACTGTTCCAATTCCTTGCTCGAGCGGATAGCTCCATGCCCTGGTAACTCCAGGAACACGGAGCGACCAATTCACATAGTCTTCGCCGTCGCCGCCCATCGGGGGTTGACGAATGCGCTCGAGTACACGCATGCGAAGCTCGGGATCGGTTTCTTCGTCGACGCCGCCATCAACACGCACAACTGTCACTGGTTGATCGACGCCAGCGGGCGGATCGACCAATGCCATGGCATCGCCGTCGAGCCGATTGCCGACGATACCTGGATCGAGTGCGCGAACGGTGCCCTCGCTCGGGGCACTGCTAATAGTAACGTCCCCTCCAATCGTCTCGTAGGTAACCGATCCGCCGGTGGCAGTCGTTGTGCCGTAGACAATTTGCGAACCGAGCGGCACCACAGAGCCGACAATGCCAGTAAAGGTGACGGTCCCTTGCGCTAGCGTTGGCACCTTACGACCGGTCGTGCCATCCGCATTCACAAGCCAGATATTGCCGTGACGGTCGAGCCATTCAGATTCTGCGGTGTCCGGAAGGAGTTGCAAACTTAACCAATCGATGAATTGTAACGTGAGATGGCACAAGGCGCCCATCGCATCGGACAAGACGCGGAGCACGGAATTCGGAATCGAGGCGTCAGCGCCGGGCAAGTTGCCACGGATCGCATCGCGCACGAGTGAACGCACGTCCTTGAGCGTGGGCGTTGACCAAGGAATCGTAGCCTCCTAAATTTTCAGTGTCTTATCGGAAGCGGAATTGGCGGCGTTGCACCTTCGGGATTTGGCAAGATGCCCACATTCCACGCGCTTCCGGTTGCCTGAATTTCGTTCCACAAAATTTGATATTGCAAGTCGATCTCGAGCAGCGGCCCACGGTATAGCCGGACGACCGCGTTGATCTGTTCCTTGTTGACGCGCTCAGCTCGTACCCACATACGCGAACCGATCCGACGCTCGATGAAAGGCTGCACGGCCGCGCGGATATACTGCTCAACTCGCGTCACCGTCGAACCTTGGACCGATTCGCGGCCGACAATCTTGTCGCGCTCTAAGAGCCACAATTTGCAACCAATTTCCCAGCCACCCCAGATCTCGGCGGCATCTAGATTTCCCCACCAGCCCCGGCGATCAGTTGAATCCGGATCTGGTAAAATATCTGTCGGCGATGCAAGTCCATCAGTACCGAGCGCAACGATAAGCGCTGTCGCAAGCGCCTGCGTGTCGTCAAGCGTGCCGTCATTGAGCAAGAGCCAGTCCATGACGACATGGCCGGCGCCAGGGAAAAGCGTGTTTTGAACTAATCTAAATGTCCGGCATCGTGCCGGTTCCCCTTCCTCATGTTCTCTTCTAAGGTAATGACTTGCAAATTCCACGGTACATGCAAGCCGCAAGAATTCTTACCTCGAAGCGGCATGACGTGATCGACTGAATAACGAATGCCAGTCTCCTTCGTCAGCACAGCGGCCGTCTTGTAGATAGATTCAATTTCAAACAGATTGGCCCATGGTGGCGTTGCTCTTATTTTCTGTAAGCAACAGTGTCGGCATTGATGCCGGGACCATCACTTGCCCCGATTGTCGGTCCAGCCTTTAGTGATAATCCACAAACCAACCGTGGTTGTCCCGGTTAGAGCAACAGAACCGGCATATTTGATGCGTCCCGAAGTATCAGTTCTGAGTTGATAGTCGGCTCCTGCTGCCCCACCTGACGCATAAGCCCACAGACCAAGAAAACCACCCACTCCAACTGTTTGATCAGCAGAAAATAAGTCCAATTGTATGGGATTGGCTCCAGCGGTAATATACGTTCCAATAAGTGCTATTACCTGCACGCCGCTTGGAACAAAACTCAATGTTGCCAAACTTGCCGTCGTAGTCACACTAAGCGCAGTTCCTGCGGTACTTCCGGTGCCAGTGCCAGCATCAAAGACCAGCGTAGCAAGCAAGAACAGATCGCCAACCTGAATGAAATTTTGCAAATTGGACGCGGCAATAGTGCGTATCGATCCGATGCGCCGTTTCACGGTATAGCTCGCCGGCATGGTCGGCGCAGTCGGTGACAACGACATCAGCACATCGACGACGCCAGTATCGGTGCGCTCGATTAGGAAAATATGATACCAAGTATTTGCAGCAATCGTCCCGGTATCGAGTGCACCGTTGCCAGTGCCAACCGCCCAAGCCGCCCTCGTTTTGGTATAGGCCGATGTCAGCGTCATCAGTATCGTATTGTCATCGGACGTAGCAGCACCAACGGCGATGCCAAAGGTCGTCGTATTGACATAACTTAGCGTCAGACCGCCAAGAAAATTATAGAGAACCGCACCGCCGGCTGCTGGTGGCGCCGCCCATGTTGCGTCCGCTCTGAGAAAGTTCGTTGTGCCGCCGCCGCTGGATGGTGCCAAGCCTTTCAGCGTGGTCGTGAAGACATCGAGCATTGCGGTCGTTTGCGTGCCGGTTAAATCAATGGGAGCCGCCGCAGTGCCGGTATTGTTGCCCTTGATCGTGTTCGCCGGACTGTTGGCATGCTTGGCATTGGTTACGGCGCCATTGGCGATCGTTGCCGCGATGCCGGTCGTACCGGAGCCAGTTACATCACCAGACAATGTGATTGTTTGATTGGCGGTGAGATAACTTTGGTTCACCGC